TTTTTTTTTTTTTTTTTTTTTTCGACTTGAAAATCATTTTTTCAATTTAATTAATTCATTTTCCACATCTGTGTTTTTTTCGTAAGTATCGTCTACACTCAAGGCAATACGGAGGGTTGTATCGTCGAATAAAATGATATCTGCGTTTTGAGATACACCTCGACGACCAGCTCTCCCGATATATTGGTAAATTTCGTTAATGGATAATTTGGGGGAGATACATGCTGGTATGATTATTGTGGATATATTAGGAAGATTGGTACCGTAGATAATTTTTTTAGTACTACAAAAGAATAGGAAAGAGTGGTAGATATCCATAATCAATTCTCGTTGATGTCTAGATTGTTTATCGAAATCGTAGACTCCTATCCCAGACAGAATTTGATAAATTTCATCGTCGGAAAAATTGAGAAAGTATTCATCCACCAACATGGTTGGTTGTCGATTGGAAACTGTTTTTGGTAAGTCATTTTCATTTTTATGAAATCTTTGAAAATGGTCTGTGTGATTAAGAATCATATTTGTGGGGATGGTGATGTTTAAGGACGAGATTTGTTCTTGTAGAGTAGAAATGGATTCTTTTGAGTAGTTTTTGTCCAAAGTCTTACCATGTTGTTTTGTCGAAGATTTTTGCATGACTTGTAATTCTTTTTGCAAGCCTTTTTTTTCAGAGTCAATTTGTTTTGCCAAGTGTTCTATTTTCATTTTACCTTGAAAGAGTTCTTTGGTCAATGTGTGAACACTATTTGAGCAATCTTCGAAAATACATAAAGTCTTTCCATTGGTATCAAAAAGATGGGTATCCGTGGTGAAAATATTTTCAATTTCCATGTTGGACATTTTCTGAGGTTGATAAGTTTTGAATTTTGAAAAAAGGTGGAAATTTTCGTATAAGAATTGTAGAATCAGAATGACATATTCACAAGCGTCATTTTGATTCAATTGACCAATATTTTGGAATTGATTTTCAAAATATAATTCGGGTGGTAAATCTTCGCGGATATTTTGACTCCAATGATAAACATAAGAGGCTGGGTAACATCTGCGAATTCGAGGGTCTACCATCATGGATTCAATTAATACCAAGAGTGTTTCCTTGTCATCAATATGGTGATGAGGAAAATGAACATTTCCTTTTTTATCAATAATCGCCACTGGGATATTAATATTTTTACTAGAAACGCGTTTCGTTGATGATTCTGGGTCACATCCGAATCTTTCACAAAAATTTGATACAATATTAGGTATATTTTCAAATTTAGGAAATACACTAGAGAGTAGGACACTTTGTTTCGGTAATACCGTACAAATTTTGGCCATGATTTTTGCATCATTTAAATCGGTAATGAATTCATCAATAAATGCGACCAATCGACCGGGTTTGTTGATGGAAGAATTTAAAATTTCGAGACAACAAGGTAGGTCGGTGATGATTATATTTGGAATACGTTTTGTAGAGGATACATAATATTCCCATTGCTTTTCAATATTTCCAATTTTTCTATCATCATCTTCTTTATAATTTTTTTTCCAACTACTTGGGAAACATGATTTGAAAGGTCGAATCAAATATCGATTCACACTTTTCCCATGTTTATCAACAACGATACCATGTTTTCCTATCCATAAATGCATTGATTCTCCAATGATAATGTCAGCCGCCATTTGTTTTCGTACCAAGGGATTGGAACAGGCGAAGATAACACACATGGTATTTCCATATCTTTTGGAAATTTCATTGGTCAATGGTGCACATGCGAAAGTCTTTCCTTGTCCTGTAGGATGTTGATTGGAATACAATAAAGCACGGTCATTGTCGATACTGTCCAATACATCTTGAATCATATCTTTTTGTTCTTTGTACAGGGCAATTTCACTGTCCAAACTTTGAAAAGAAGATTCAATCAGATATTGTGGATTTGCAAATAACAAATTATAAAAAAAATGATTTCCCTTCGAAGAAACTAGGGTATTCATTTTTGATTGAATACATTCAAAACCAACCAGGTACCGATGATTTGTGATAATTTCTTTTGACATGAAACGATTGATAGATAAAATTGCATCAAGAATCACCAAAGGATTTATTTTTTTTTTTAATTTCAGTCCTTTCAAAATTTCAACACACCAAAAGAGAAAATAGAAATATTGACAAATCGGAAAATTGAAATTATAAATATATTTCATTTTGTAATTATCCAATAGGGAAAATAACTCAAAATCCGCATCTTGAAATAGAATTTCATTTTTCATACGGAATTCTGTAATGTTGGTTCCTTTTTTTTTTTTGGACAATTTTTTTCTCGATTCAGAATCTGTCGGTCGTTCTTCTGGGACATCAAAATATTTGTGATATCCGAATTTGTCAATGAATCGATACAATATATTTTCATCTTGACTAATCGAGATGGTAGATGGAGAGGAACAATTATTCATCAATATCTTTTTTTCTCGAGCTTTTGAATCATTTTCCGCACAAAGTTGAATGGGAATCCATTCAAAATGAACTTTTTGTTTACTTGTCTTGGTTTTAGATTGACTATTCATTCTTTTTTTTTTTAATTATTTTGATTTTTTAAATGTATATTTCACAAATCAAATATAAAATTACCTTTTTTTTTATAAAAATGATAAAAAATGGTCAACGCGCCACAAAAAAAAAATTTATCTAAAAAAAAAAAAAAAAAAAAAAATAATCTTTAATATAAAAAAAAATGACAGAAAAAACTTTTTGCGTTGTTTGGTATAAGGGTATGCAAGTTACCCCTAAAAAATCTAGAAAATCTGGTAATGAAAAGTATATTCCTGCGTTGGGGGGAAATCTTAAGAAGAATTCTACTTCAAGGAAAAAGAAAATGTCAGGTGCAGGAGTATTGGGTGTGGGATTAGAGGATAGTTTGAAAAATCTTGCATCTTCTAGTAAACCTGCATATCAACCACCATGCCAACCGACTGTTTCAGGACACAGTAATATTATTGGTCGATATAAAGGAAGTTTTACGAAGGCTGCGAAAAAGGCAGGGGCTCTTTTGATGAAAAAATTAGGAGTAAAAACTATTGATTTGGTTTTGAGAGAGACTACGGCTGGTTCCAAGAAAGCTTTGAAAGGTTTTCGTGTAACGAAAGCAAAGCTAACTGATAATGCCAAACCACCCAAAGTACCCAAAGTACTTACTTATGTTGACGACAAGGGAAAACGAAAACAAGGATTAAAAATAGTACGTACGGACTCAAAAGGAAAGGAAATTGTTGTAATTTACAAATTCAAGTATACTACTGAACGAGTGATGTCGAAGGATGGAAAAGATGTGATTATTATGAATTACGCGAAATCTGTATCCCCTTATACAAAAGATTTTCTGAATGAAGATTGGCTTGAAGATTTGAAATTGAGAGCCATGGGTAAATTTTCAAAGAAATCGAAAAAACCAAAAGAAGTTGAATCAAAAAAACCCAAAAAACCAAAAGAAAAAAAATCGAAAGTAAACAAACCAAAGGAAGTCAAGTCGAAAAAGATTTATCCAGGTGACTTAGGATATCAATCGTATTATGAAGTCATGGGAGTATTGCCAAAATTTAAACCACTTGGGGGAAAGAAAAGTATACTTGCAACCCCGGATACTGTCATAAATGAAGTCAATAAATTACCAACTCGTGAAGAAAAAATTAACTTCATTGCCATGTTTATCCCTGATGAAGATGTTAAGAAAGAATTTATTAAGAAAGAGACAAAGAAAAAAGATGACTCTGATATCTATTTAGAATTAATAGTGAGTGATGTTTTGGGTGAATTCACGAAAGTTGGAAAGAAAAAAGGTTGTGATACAAAAAGTTTCTTGCACCCAGTTACCGGAAGATGTCGGCCGATAAATTATAATAATATAATGGATGCGTTCAAAAGTATGAAATCATTTAAATCCAAGTTAGAATTCTTTGCCGATGTAGGTCGAATTTCCGAGAAAGAAAAGCAAAAATTTGTAAAAGATGGTCTTAAAGAAATTAATCGATATTCTAAACCAAAAGATAGAAGTCAAGCTTTTGAAATATTTGTCTTCGGTGCAGATTTTTTAGATGTAAGTGAAATGTCAGAAAAGAATAAATTGAAGAAAAAAGTAGTTGGTGAAAAAAAAACGAAAGAAAATAAAAGTCCTAAAAAACCAAAAGCAAAAGCAAAACCAAAAGCAAAAGCAAAACCAAAAGCAAAAGATAATATTGCCGCTGACTTTTTTGAAGAAGCCAATAAAGAAGCAGAAGCACCGGAGGTACCGGATGTAGCACCAATGAATTTTAATGTACGAAGGGGATTACGAAACAGAAAAAAACCTGACCGATTAGGCTTTCCCTAAATTTATACAATTATCCCAATTTTATTCATAAATAATTTACATATTTAGGTAAAAATGACAGAATTCATTCCAATTAATCCGTTTTCATATGAAAAACCCCAAAATATGAAAATGTCAGAATATCTCTATGGATTGCATGAATTTTACAATTATAAAAGTAGTGAAGAGAAGAAGGATGAATTTTTTTTAAATCATCAAAAGATTATTTCTCGGTTCCTTAGTCCGTACACACTTTTCAAAGATATTTTGATTATTCATGATATGGGTACAGGAAAATCTGGGGTTGTATCGGCTGTTTTTGAAGAATATCATTCCTTTTATGGATTTGAAGTCAATTTTGTGTATCTATCAAACAACGAAGTTACCCGGAGCAATTTTTTACAAGAGTTTTTAAAATTGTCTCCCACGTTGAAAAAATTGAGTAACAAAATACAAGAGAATACCAATCATATTCACAAATTTGGACTTCGTCATAAAAAAATTCGAATTACAGATTTTAATATTTTTATTAGTTTTTATTCCAATAGCAATTTGAAGACATTGGATAAAAAAATAAAAAACAAGGACAAAATGACAATCATTTTCATTGATGAAGTTCATAATTTGATACAAAATCGTTGGACGGAGGATGGTAAAAAAGTCAAGGAGGGTTTTTTACAGAGAAAAAAAATAAATCAATTGATGAGTTTTATCAGGAGTTTCCCCCATCGACGAACTGTTTACTTGACAGGAACGCCCATGCGACATACCGAGATGGAATTGCTTCCTTTACTATCTTTGCTTTCCGAAGAACCGATACCTAATGATTTATTTCACAGGTCAGATTGGAAAGTAAACTTGGAAAAAATAGTCGAGACCATCCATGTTAGTTATTTCCGAAATCGAAGTGACACAAATATTGGCATGAATTACAAAAAAGGTGATTCTCAATTTGAAGCATTTAATAAAAATATGTTTTACAATGTCTATTTTCAACAAATGGATTCCTATCAATCCGATTTTTATCTAAAGGAATTATTTTCGAATCATGAAGGTCGTCCTCGAAATTGTATGGATTGTAGATTTTTACATCGTCATGCTATTGCCGTCGCGGAAGATATTTTATTGGAAACACTAGACCGGGCTTCTGACTTTCAATCCAAAATGGCAGTGGTAAAGAAACATTCCATCATTTTTTATCAGATTTTAAGAAAAATCTATCGATACCCTTCTCAAAAAATTTTTATTTATTCCAAATATATTCAATATGCGGGAACAATTCTTCTCGAAAAAATTTTAAAAGTTTTTGGGAAAGAAAATGGTGTCGATTACATTCGATTGACCAACCGAGGACGGGATAAAATTTCCCGTGAGAAAAGTGTAAAAGAAATGGTCGATAAATTCAATAGGTCCGATTCTATAAAAATTATTATTGGTACCGATAATCATAGTGAAAGTTTAACGTTTTTGAATATAGAACAGATACATATCATTTCTCCATGGTGGAATTACGGAAAAATGAAACAAGTTTGTGGTAGGGGAAATCGTTTGAATTCTCATGCAAAATTGATTCAAAATAAAAAAAAAAAAATCTTGAAAGCTCAATTATTTGACCAATATACAAAATCAGAGAAAAGTTGTAAATTTTTTGATTATTTGAAAAATAATTATTGTAGAGAAACAGACACCGGAATGGATTCTGTTCCCGATTGTCGAGATGAGGATTCCTATATCAAATATATATTAGAAGAAAATAATTATGATTTGGAAAAATTTGGCATTCAAGAAAGTATTACCATCGAAATCAAAATTTACTTACACTGTGCCATGCCAGACTTGCAAAAATTTTCAAGTATAAAAAAACAACTTTTCCCGGTTCTTGAAGATAATCATGTTCTTCCAGATGATTTTTTCCATGACATTTTGCAATACAAAAAATATGTATCTTCTTCCTATCATGAAAATAAAATTAAAGAAGTTATGTATATACTTTACAAAAACTCCATCGATTATCTCCTCAATTTTAAAAATAACAGAATTTATTCGGATGACCAATATTTCAAAAATATAAATGAGGAACATCAGGAAATGTATCCAGAGACCATTTCAAAAATCAATCATTTGGATATTTTTCATTATCATTCTGTCAAAAATCAAGATATCGTCAAGTATTTCCTTTCGGAAAGTTTCCAACATACCAACGAATCTATTTTTGTAGAAGAAATGATGCAAATCATCCAAAAGAACACCACACTCCATCTCATGGAAATCGCTTTTGCCATTCTTACAATAATTTCCAAACGTATACCGATTTTACAAGATAAGTATTTGGGGTTTAAAAATGATTACTTGTATCTTTTTTCGGATGTCGCTTTTCAAGATATTTTCATACAAGATACAAATCATTATCATCTTCCTTTATTCCATCATTCTTCATCCTCCACTTCTTCTTCTTTGACCCCAAACAAATCCAATTACAATTTAGAAACCATCAAAGAAAAATTAAATGTCAAACGGAAATTATCTGAAATCTCAAAAGATTTAAAAATTGAAAATCTGGACAATCATCATCCTTCATCCATGGAAAAGATGGAGACATCGACCATCAATTGCATTAAAATGCTACCAAAAAAAATGAGAGAAAAATTTATCACGGATGAATCGACCATCCAAGAAAAACAAAATGTTAAAAAAAATATTTTACAACATTTATTTGAAAATGAAACGTTTTCAAAATTATATTTTTCGAGTGAAAAAAATATAATCGGTATCCATTTGACTCAGTGTGATAAATTTTTGATTTACATCTTTCATCCATTTGATATAAATCTAAAGGAAAAAGATAATCAAATGTTGAAAGCACGAATCTTGAAATTATTGTATACGAAAGATAAAAATAATTTATCATCCGTCGTGTCAAAAAAATTCAGAAAAGAAAAAAACAATCATGAAATTGGTTGGGATGAAAAATATAAAATTATCCTTTATATCATGCAAGAATATGAAAAAAAGATGGAGTTACAAATCTTTCAACTCCCCTGGGAAGATGTTTTGACAAATCTTCAATCCTATTTAGAATCTCATGAGGAATACAAAATATATGGATGGAAAAAAATTTTCAACATTCATCTCCATAATTTTCGTAATAAATCTATGAAAATTGATGGAAAAGAAATCCTCATTGAAAAACATTTCGAATACACCATTTGGATTCATTTACAAATAATTCAATACATGGACGGTAATCTCTCGGAATCTCAAAGACAACAATGGAAATTATTTTGTCGCGAATATATTCATGATAAAAGGATGGATTCGACCGGGAGAAACGTCAACACCCTTTACTTTCAAAATTTATATGATATCTTTACCAATTACTTTACAAAAGAAGACACACTTGAAATATCAAGTGAATTGTCTGCCTTTGAAACCTTTCTCGTGGAAAATAATTCCAAATCACAACGCATGAAAAATCTCAAAATCTCAAAATGGCGAAAATTCCTCGTCGAACTCCTTCAAAAAAAGAATAAGGTATGGAATTTCAATTTATAGACCTTTTTTTTTTTTTTTTTTTTCATAAAAATGACACAAAAAAGTTTGGGAAACATAATGAAAAATGCTCAATCTTATTCGAAAAATAAAAAGGTTGAAACTATCGTAAATACTTCCTTTAAAATTTATTATTTTTTATTTTTTATTGTTTATCTCAACATTTTATCTAAAAAATATACCAACTCCGCAAACTCCGCCATCTCCAAAATTCATTTTTTTATCAACTCATCCATCGGATTGCTTTTATTTTTTCGTTTTCAACCATTTGGCTCCTCTACAAATCTTACCTTTTTTTCAAAACGTATTATTCTGACTTCCGCCATCATTATATTGACAAATGTCTTTTACTCTTTTCTCAAAAAAGAATTATCATCACCCATTTTTTTTCTTCTTTTTCTACAATTTTCTCTAGGTATCATCTTGCTTAATATTTTCTCCAAAAAAATAATTAATGATTTTGAAAGAAGAATTTTATTTTTATCTTCCCTTTCCGTTTTATACACGACATTATATAAAGAAGATGAGGAAATACATTAATAACGAGACTCTATGGAAAACGAATTCTTTTTCTTTCGATTTAACTTGATGGAATTATTATTCCTCGTCATCATATCTGCCTTCCATACAGAAAAACCTCGATATCGAGTTTGTTCATCAATGTCCAATTTTACAGTTTCTATAATTTGTTTTATCACAATATTGTTTAATTCTTTTAATCGATTTTGAAACATGTCATTACATTGATGGAAACGAGAATGAATATCACCAATACTTACATGGAGCTTTGAATAATAAATCCTGATGATATAATCATAAATTAATTTCTTTGGAAGGACAACTTGTAACTTATCCGGATGGGCATCTCTTAAAAAATACTCGGTCTGTTTTTTGATAAATTCAATATTTTTATCCGACAATATAAATTGTAAAAATTGATTGTTTTTATAATCGTTTTCAAAACCTAAATATCCTGACATTTTTTTTATTTTTAATAATACAAAACAAAAAAAAAAAAATATATCGTAATCGAATTTAAAAAAAAAAAAACTTTTAATAAATATATTTACCTAATTTTATGGGAATTAAAAATTTTTACAAACATTTTAAAAAAAAATTTCATAGTTCCATCCATTCCGAATGTCCTTCGAATCATGAAATACTCATTCTGGAATTGAATGGAATTTTTTATGATTGTACGAAACGGTATTTGTTCATGAAAATGGTGGAAAAAGAAAAACCTCAAATTTTGAATATTGATTTATTTCAATTGATAGGAGATGAAATTTTTAGAATTATAAAAAAATTTCTTCCAAAAGAAAAAGTATTCCTCGTGGTGGATGGATTTGCACCCATGATGAAATTCAAAGAACAATTTCAACGACGATACAAAAATATAATCTACAATCAATACGATGGATTATTTGACTTGAATCAATACACCCCAGGTACACGATTTATGGATTTCTTGACCAAATATATTGATTGGATTATCAAAAAAAAAATGAATGATGATTTGGAAACATTTCAACACATCGATATTTTTTTCTCGAATGAAAAAAATAGGGGGGAAGGAGAATATAAATCCGTCAACTTTCTTCGAAAAGAAGAAAATCATTATAAAACCGTTTTTATTTACAGCAATGATTCTGATTGGATTCATTTATCTCTACTTTTACCATCCAATTTGTATAACCTCTACATTTGCCGCAACAAATACGAAAAATATGAATATATCGACGTCAATCATTACAAAGAACAATTGAAATCATTTTTTTTTGATGACAAAGATTGTATGATTTCTTTTATGGATATTTACATTATTTTTCTATTTTTAGGGAACGATTACGTAGAATCTTTCAATTATTTTGATAATATTGATATTATTTTCGATACCATTTTACCATTGTACTACCAATCTAAAGTTCATTTTATTCATCCCGAATCAACAAAACTGGACATGAAAAACTATATAAAATTCATTAAATTATGTTTTTCAAAAATACATTACATGAAAGATTTACCAAAAAAAAATGTTGACTATAACGAATATCGAAACATCTTTTATCATTTTTATAATATTCAAAATCTTTTACATATGAATTTCAATTCCAATTTCGATTGGAATTTCGTCAATTTTGTATCCATTGACTGTACCTTGATTCATCATATAGATTTGGAACATTTTGTAGATTATTGTATCAAACCCAACCCTTCTCGAAACGATGAAAGTCTCGATGAATGTTTATTTCATCTCATGATTCTTTTACCTCGACAATCCCAGCATTTTTTACCCAAATGTTTTCATGACTGTCCTCGAATGGAATTCAATAAAATGTATTTTGATATAGAAAAAAATAAATTCATTTTTGATTTCAAAATCAATAATTTATCGACAGTTGAAAAATTCTACATGAACAAAAAAAACTTTCTCTCTTTCGATGAAAAAAAAAGAAACATGGAAGGAAAAATATTTAAATACAGTTTCAATTGCAAAAAACAAACCTTTCTCAAATCTTTTTATGGTATCATTAAAAAAAATAAAATTGAAGTGTCTTTTGTACCCACCGAGATACCATTAGAATGTAAAATATAATTTGTCGTTCTCAGACCCCCCCACGAAAAAAAAAAAAAAATATACATATATATAAAAATGAAATTCAATAAATCAATAGATTCAACAATTGATATTTTTTTAATTTTATATGTATCCAATCTCATATATTCACGAATTAATTTTATTATGAATATAAATTCTGATGAATACAAAAATATTTTATTGGTTTCGACTTGGAGTCAAATCTATAATGTATCATTAGTATTCACTCTACTCAGTATTTTTTTAATCAAAATATTAAAAAAGGATGATGGGAATTATTCGTTTCATAAACTTGTCCTTCTATTATTATTATATTTATTGCAAAAATTCGATATAGGAAATGCTGAAGATTACGTAAATAATCTATTTATAAAACGTAATTTTTCGAATCGATATCCCGAATTTAAGTTATTATTGGATATTTATATTTTATCAACAAAAAACAGCAACGAAATAAACGTATTATGTGGAAAAAATAAAGGTTCTTTTTCCAATATCTGCTGTACGGACATACAACATCAAAAAAATCAAATACAAAAAGCCATAAAAAACGAAAAATATTTTATCAGTCCAAATTCTAGAATCATCTATGAATCTTTAAAAGATGAAAAAGAGTTAGAGAAAATAAAAAAAAAATTTGAAGATTGTGTCAATTCAAAAAATTAGGTGAAATAATCGAATATTTTATTAAAATACTATCATTTTTTTGAAAAGTCATGATTAAATATCTATATTCTTCCTGAACAATTGGTTCAAAAATTGTATATTTTATTTGTTTTGTGATTGGTATGTCAATCTTATTTTCCTTTCCATCCATCTTTACTGTAAATTTTATTCCCTCATTATTGACAAGAATGATATTGTAAAAGATTTGCTCAAATTTTTTATAGGCAAATACTTTCGAATCATTCATTTTTATTTCTTCCCAAGATGGGAGGACATCTTCGACAATGTTTATTTTTGTCATTTTTATTTGATTCTTGTAAACTTCAAATTCATCTAAAATTTGTTTTTCATACATGTTTTAAAGTTAGCTTTATTTCATGAGGAGAAAAAAAAAAAAAAAAAAAAAAAAA